ATTTACTTTTTGGTTGATTTCTGATTGATTAAAGTTTCTAGTGCTTACGTACAAAAAGCCGCCCCTAGTCTTATCTTCAAAATTATTTTTTTGGAAAATTAGTTTTATAGATTTATCTATACTCAACTCCTGCTCTGTACATAAATCGTCTGAGGACACGCAAGCCGCGCCTTCTGCACTAAGCACTGGAGCAATTTTTGGGTTATCTACAGATAGGATATCATAACCATTTGAATTGCTAAAGTTGTTTGATTCAACACCCAGATTTGAGAATGTGCCTCCTGCCGAAGTTCTACCTTCGCTATCGTGAGCTTCGACTACTACATCATAGTCTCTTAAAGCTGTAAAGTTGCCAAATTGAAATGCATTTCCAGTTACATGAAATTGAAAGTTTGCTTCATTGCCTATTGGTCTGATACCTGTTTCTTGAAATAGAATGTTAGTATGGGGTACATTGTTTGAACTTTTTTGTCTTATACTTAACCTGAAAGCTAGATCAGAGGTTACGCCTTGGTTAAGCGATGTAGCCATCTCCCAATTAAACGTAGGGCTCTCAGTTGTGTATATAGTTTGAGAGCCATCTTTTTGCCCAGCTAAATTGGTGGAGTTTGAATCAGAGCTTAGTCTTAAGCTTTGTACGTTTATATCTTTTATTGGATTAACATTGTCTACAGCAACAGAAGAATTAACAGCTTCTGCAGATGTTTGTCCGAGTATATTTGCTGAAAAAACTCTTATAAAGTAAGTACCAGCACTTGATGGTATAAAAGTGCCAACTATTTCCCTATTTACATTGGCTTCGGATATGTGTCTAGTATCAACCAAGAATTCATCAGATGGAACCGCATGATCATTACCAGCGAATATATTTTTTCTTATATAAACTTTGAAAGTCGAAACACCCTTGGGGGGATCACCATCTGGTATTTTAAATCTGTAAATTAGTTCTTTGGTATTCGAATCAACTGTATCTGCGCTTACTTCAAAAGTAATAGCACCCGGTTTTTCAGGTATGATAGTAACAGTTTCATCATCAAATGATAAACCATTTTCTATAGCATCAAATTTCGCTTGTGAATATTCTATTGCCGATACAGAGTATTCTAAAGAGTCGTTTTCCTGTATAGATATTACTCTATATTTTTCAGACTCATACACAGCTTCATCTAGTGTCGAGGCATTATAGTCCGTACTGGCTGGTTCAATTGACCAAAGTATATCAAAGTGTCCAGTTGCGGAATAATTTGATGTATCTAAAGCATCAGGTAGTGTTACTGTAGAAACAGTTGTGTTGTCATCAGAAACAAAACCCGTAACGCTTGGGCCTATTGTTATATTTTTTGTTTGTAGATGTGATCTTCTTATATTGTTAAAATCGTCAGAATTTTCTACATCTACATAAACGGGGTCGTAATTATAGGTAGGCGTTAAGAATGTTATTTTATATTCGCGGCCTTGATCAACATCTAAAACTCTATCTAGTTTAACGGTTGTTCCATCTTTACCTACGACACTCGCTCTGCCCCCTCTATTTTTTTGGGTTTTGTATTTATCCGTTACCGTGATTATATCACCGGGTTTGATATAGTTAGCTTCTATGCCAGCTTTAAAATTAACAGTTTCAGTTTCAAAATTTTCTGTAAACAATGCCCAGCGTCCATACCTTAAAGCTTGACCCCTACTAGTACAGCCAAATGCTGTCATTTCTAATTCTTTAATTCCATTCCTTCTAATACCATCGACATTTTCAATGTATTCTACTGCTGGTTTATAAAAATTAGTTTTATCATTGTATCTAACAATTGCTACATTGTGTCTTACTTTACTACTGCTATTAGCGTAGGTAAATGAACCGTCTATAACATTTGAATTGTTGAATTGGTAAACAGGTTCTTTTTCCCTGTCTTGTATCGTGTATATTTGACCAGCAGAATAGTACAGTATACCTCTGAATATACTAGCTAAATCATTTACAACTTTGAAAGCATCTTCTCTAGACTGTATATACAAGTTGCAGCTAAACCTTGGTTCGAGACCACCAAAACCATCAGAAACCAAAACATCACAGTATCTAGCTATTTCAAAAAGTGTCCATTTGTCCACAAAGGTTGGGTCAATGAATTTACCCAAGCCATACCTATCATTTGTTATGAGATCGTAAAAACACCAAGCTGGATTGTCTGTCCATTGTTTTGTTTCACTAAAAGTGCCATCCCACGTATCTCTTACATAACTTCTTTTTACTGGGTCATATATGTTAGGAATTTTTACCTTTGACAATCTTACATCAAAAGCTCTTTGTGGAATATTGGTAAAATCTTCTGCCGCAAATTTTGAATAAACTACGGCAGAATTTGGGTAAGAAAATCTTTCTGAATAGATTTCGGTTATGTGGTCAACTGTAGTAGTTGAGCCTTCGTTTAAGTAAGCTGCTTCCCTAGAGCTTTTCCATATTTTTATTTCCCAACCAATAAAGCTTGTTTGTGTTTGGTTTGTAAAATTAGTATCTACTGTTGGTATATCTATAACGTGTATATACGCATTATTTACCCTACCCACTATAGAATCAGAATAGGCTATAGTGTATTGTGAGGACAAAGTCGGATTAGAAAATATAGGTCTGTACGATACATTTAAATCAACTTTAGAATCTATTACAGAATTATCCCCATCTTTTGTTTGGAACAAAGATTCTATTCTTATTCCAACTCTTATTTTGGATACTTCTGTATTTAATACTCTATAGTATTTTGCAAAAACATCTGGTTCAGTTTCTCTAGACCAAACATCTGGAGATATTTCTTTAAAAGTTGGTCCTTTTAAATTTTCGCCTATTTGCCTTGTTTTTTGTGTTTCTTGTACTATTTTTCCCTCTTCAGGGTTATTTGTGTTTACAGAGCCATCAGCAACGCCAACCGATTCTTTAACATTAATTGTAGAAAAATTAAAATCACCAGCTTTATCTACAACTGGAACCTCATTCCAGTAAACAGAACTTAAAAAATCTTTGGATTTAGGTGTTGCTATTCTGTAGCCAGTTTCACCTAGAACGCCTTCATATTCATACTCCGTCCTACATAAACCCTCAATCTCACCTTCTGCTATGAGGTCTTGCAGTTCTATTTCAGTAACAGAATAAGTCTTGATTGACTCATTATCTACTATTCTGAATATACCTTCTTTTGCGTCTTCTGGCATTTTATGTAGTTATTGTTGATGTATCGTCAGCGGCTGTATACCTTACCTCTTGGTTTACACTTATGACTTGTGACCCCACTATTAATCTGCCATAACCGACAGGAACTGGGCCACCTTCGTTTACGGTATTTGTAGCACCATTAAACAAATACGAGGCCCTTTTGTTTGGTTGCTCTATATCTCTAAAGTCTTCGTATTCTGGTGGTTCAGCTAATAGATTGGCTATACCTTGAGATGCTAATTGAACACCAGCAAAAAATAAAGCGGCACTACCAGTTCCTAAACCGTAAATTGCCAAACCAATACCTACTATTGTATTAAACCAATCCCCTATATCGTCAAAAAAACCAGCACCCTCAATAACGGGTACTATGTCTATTTTTTCTATTTTTCTTTTTATTGTTAATTCACAATTTCTCATGGACTCAATGTTATTTATGTCCATTACTCTTGTGTCAATTACATCTTCACCGTTTACTAAAACTCTGTATTTAATATTGTTTTTGTCGTTTTCAATAAGCTGTTTACAAAAACGTCTTTTTGTATTCACCTCTATAGCGTGTATAGCTTCTGCTACACTTTCGATGTTCAATTTCCATTCGCTTTGGAATTGTTCACCCAACACACCGTGCAATTTGATTTGAGTTAGATTACTCATTTTTAAAAGTTTTAAATTCGTCGTTTACAACATCATATAAAATTAAACCGTAGCCTAAATTAGCAAGTCCTTTTAAATCTATTTGGCTAAAATTTTCATTTCCGTTTGTGTGTGAGTGGTAGATGTATTGTATTCCGCTTGGTTCTGCTTTTAAAAAATCTTTACCAGATATTTTAAAATATACTTTTTTATCTACTGCTACATTTTCACACTCAAAAACACTTTCATTTTTTAAAACAAATCCGCAACACTCTTCTGGAAAAACCTTTTTTGCATGTTGTTTAATTTGTTCGTACATTAATAATTACTTGATATAGCTGGAAATCCACCAAAAGGTAAATATCCGTTTCTAGCTGAAGCAGTTTCTGCTCCCTTAGTATTAGCTCCCCATCTTAGTTTGCAGCCCGTTATGTTTTTGGAGCAGTGATCTGCTATCCAAAAAGCAGTGTTAGGTGGTGGGCTCGTTGCTGGAACCTCTGCTTTTGAAACATAATAATAATTAATTCCGTTTACTGTTATGTAAATGGGA